TGCTTTACGGCAATGGCACGTTCCAAGGTTCGCTGGCGCCAACCATGATCTTGCCGGACAACACCACGGGACAGCTCGCCACCATGGGCACGTTTGCCGTGCTGTTGACAACTGCGGCGGCTGTTGATGATCCGCTTTGCTATAATACCGCAACCGGCGCGCTGGCGTCTTACACGGCGGGCGGTTCGGTGCCGGGCGGCTATACCGCAATCCCGAATGGGCGCGTGATCCTGCGGCCAACGGCCGCGAACGGCACGGCGATTGTTGAACTGACCAACTAACCGCCGCGCAATCGGCATTGATTGAAAGGATTTCCTAACGTGGCGAACAAACAACTTTCCCCTGTGCGCGGTCACCGTTCGGCCGCTGCTTACCGTGCCATGCCCGCGCTTGTCGGGTTTGATGCGTCCGATTATAACCAGCTCACGGCGCTTGGCATTGAACTTCCGCCGCGCCAGTTGCGCGACATGATGCTTGCCTATGCGGCCGGTGGTGATGGCGGTGTCGGTTTTGACAGTTTGACGGCGCCGTTGACAACCGCAAGCGTTGTTACGCCAGTTCAGTTTTTACAAAACTGGTTGCCCGGTTTTGTCGAAATTGTCACGGCCGCGCGCCGCATTGATGATCTTGTCGGCATGACCACAACCGGCGCATGGGAAGACGAAGAAATTGTGCAAGGCGTCATGGAAGCTTTGGGCAGCTCCGTTCCCTATGGCGACTATACGGCAATCCCGCTGTCAAGCTGGAACACCAACTTTTATGAACGTACGGTTGTGCGTTTTGAAGAAGGCATGCAGGTTGGCACGCTTGAAGAAGCGCGCGCGTCCCGCATTCGCGTGAACAGCGCGGCCAACAAGCGCGATGCGGCGGCCCTTGCGTTGGAAATTCAGCGCAACGCAATTGGCTTTTTTGGTTACAACAGCGGGTCAAATTTGACCTACGGGTTTTTGAACGATCCCGGCTTGCCTGCTTACGTCACTTTGCCGAACGGCGCCAGCGGGTTTTCCACTTGGGCGACGAAAACTTTTATTGAAATCACGGCCGACATCCGTCTTGCAATGTCCAGCTTGCGCACAAATTCCGGCGACGTGATTGACCCGCGCAAAACGGCGACCATTCTTGCGTTGCCGACTTCTGTCATTGACTATCTGTCTGTGACGGCGGTTTACGGAACGGAAAGTGTTGAGGAGTGGTTGAAGAAAACCTATCCGATGTGCAACCCGATTTCCGCGCCGGAACTTGAAAGCGCGAACGCTGGCGCCAACGTTTTCTATATTTACGCTGAAACGGTCAAAGACAAATCGACCGATGACGGCCGCGTTTTCATGCAGCCAGTTCCGGCCAAATTCCGCGTCATTGGCGTGCAGCAAATGGCCAAAGGTTACATGGAAGACTACAGCAACGCGACTGCTGGCGTTTGGTGCAAGCGGCCTTATGCGGTGCGCCGGTTCACCGGCTGCTAATTGCTGACGTTGCTTGAAATTTAAGAAAGGGTGGCGGCCCTTTCTTAATTGCTTTTTGGGGAAAACAAATGCCGACTATTGTTTCTACTGCCACTTGCTCAACAGAGTTTTGTGATTGGAAATTGTCACCGGGCGGCTTGCCGATTAAGGGCAACAATCGGGTGTTGATTAACGGTGGCGCTGGCGTCATGCGCAAGCGCGGATTGATCACACCGCTGGGTGTGACAACAATTGTCACACTGGCCGAACTTGATTTTTTGAAAACGCACCAACAGTTCAATGACATGGTGACCATGGGTTACCTGAAAGTTGTTGCCGATAAAAAGCTTGACGGCGACGCAGTGTCAAAAGACATGAACAACCGTGATCCCGCTTCGCCACTTATGCCGCAAGATTTTGTTGACAGACCGGCGCCAAAGAACATGGCGACAGCCCAAGCGGAATTGCCACCAGGCAGCAAACCGGAAAAAATCAAAGCGTAAGTTGCCCACATTGTCAGGGGAATTACAAAATGTCCGGCGCGTTATATCTGACTTATGATGACGCGGATTTTAGAGCGCAATTCCCTTATTTTTCCAATACCGCGATTTACCCGGAAGCCGTTCTTTCCATGTATTTCACCATGGGAATAAATTGGGTTTCCAATTATAATTGGGGTTTTTTGAACGGCGCCAGCCGTCAGTTGGCGTTGTATCAAATGACGGCGCATTTGACCGCGCTGTTTGGATTGATCGCGCAGAACAATGGGGCGGCGCCAAACATTGAAACGGAAGCCGCTATTGACAAAGTGCGCGTGACCGTTCAACCGCCGAAATCGCAATCACAATTTCAACAATGGTTAAATCAAACGCCATGGGGGCAGCAATTGCTTGCCCTGTTGCTGTTGAAAAGCGCGGGCGGCTTCGTGGTCGGCGGGGCGCCGGAATTGTCCGGCTTTCGCCGCGTTGGCGGCTTTCGGTGACCAAAGTCACGCACACCCCCGGCGCTGGCCGCGCGCGGCTTATGGCCGCCCTGGCGAAGCTAGACGGGGTGTCCGGGCAGGTTGGGTGGTTTGCCAGCGCCAAATACAAAACAGGCGTGCCTGTGGCGTATGTGGCCACGATTCATGAATACGGTTACCCGCCCAAAAACATACCGCCGCGCATGGGGCTGCGGCCCATGATCCAAGACAAGCAAGCCAGTTGGGCGCAGTTTGCCGAACACGGGGCAAAAGCCGTGCTTGCGGGAACGATGACCGTGGTTGACGCAATGACCCTTATCGGCGCCCGCGCCGAAGGCGACATTCGCAAGCAAATTGCAAGTGTGCAACAGCCAATTCTTGCTGTTCAAACGCTTGAAGCGCGCGCAAGATTTTATGGGGTTGATGGCATCGGCAACCTTAGCGCAACGGGCCGCAAACCTTTGAACTTTACCGGGTTAATGATTGCGACAGTCTCGCATGTTGTTTTTGAAAAAGGCGCACAAGTTGCCGGTGTCATGAAATCCGGTGACGCGCAATGAATATGGGCAATCTGCTAATTCGCGCTATGCACTTGACGGGTTTTGTAACCGTTCAATGGTATGCTGCAACCGGCGGAACTGTCAACAGCGTTGGAAAAATTGTCACCGCGTTTGCTGGTCCCGAGCCGGTGCAAGCACAGGTTCAACCTGTTCCGCGCAGCATGATGCAATTTTTAGGTTTAGATGCGCAAAAAGAATACATAATGATTTACGCCGCTGTCAAAATGGATGATTTGACGCGCGATAGATCGGGCGACCAAATTGTTTTTTCAGCCTATCGGTATTCAATTTTGAGCAACACCGAATGGTTTCCCATTAACGGTTGGAACGGTCAAGTTGCCGTCAAGATTGGCCCGGCAACATGACTGATAACCAGTTGTTTGCCCTGATTATCGCCACGTTGCAGGCTGGATTGACCACGCAAGCGATAACTGTGGGCATTCAACAAGATTATCAGCCCCGTCTTCAAGGGGCGCCGCTTGCGCCAACGCTGTTTTTAACCAAGCTTGGCGATCATCGTTATGGCACGGCGCACAAAAAAGCTGTAAACACGTCACCAGGGCAAGGCACGGTGACCGAAACCCAGCAAGTTGAGACCACTTTCCAAGTTGGCGCTTTGGCAATTCAAGACCCGGCCGATACAACAGGCTTTACGGCGTCTGATTATGCTAATGTTGCTGCGCAGATTTTGGCAAGTGATGTTTCTGTTGCGGCTTTTGTTTCTGCTGGTGCGCAAATTTTGCGCATTACAGAAGTGCGAAATCCGCAGTTTAAAGATGAGCGTGATCAGTTTGAAGCATCCCCTTCGTTCGATTTTGTGTTGAAACACTTTCGCACGTTGGTTAACGGCATACCATATACCGGCACGATTGTCGGCGAAGTCTTCCCGGTTGTGTAACCTTCGGAGAGTGTGAAAATGGGCATTTCCTTTCAAAACTATGTTGACATAACGTCGGGCGTAATTGCTGGCAACACAGTCAGCGCGCGCGACCTTATCATTCGCGTGTTCACCGACAACCCGCTTGTGCCAACAAATTCTTTTGCAGAATTTGACAACGCGGCCGATGTTGGCACGTATTTCGGTCTTAACTCAATTGAATACGCGCGCGCCGCTTTCAACTTTAGCTTTGTTAGCAAGTTGGTTACCACGCCGCAAAAAATCAGCTTTGCCGCGTGGTCACCAAACGGTCAGGCTGGTATGATTTACGGCGATCCAACGGCGACCGGCAACCTTGCCGCGTTGCAGGCTGTGACGGCCGGGACGCTAAACCTTACCTTGGGCGCGACAACGGCGACCGTGACCGGCATTGATTTTGCGGCCGCTGGCAACCTTGCGGCCGTTGCTGCGGCGTTGCAAGTTGCAATTCGCGCCGCAGAACCAAGCGTTGCGGACTGGTCCGGGGCGACGGTTGTTTACAATGCGCTGCTGCCGCAGGGCGCGGCGTTTGTTATTACTGGCGGCGTTGTTGGCGGCGCGATTGCTGTTGCGAACGGCATGGGGACTTGCGCCGGTGTGCTTGGCCTGCTTGGCGGAAACACTGTTGTTTCCCAAGGCGTCACGGCGCAAACGCCAGACGTCGCAATTGCTGCGTCTGTAAGCGCCAGCAACAACTTTTCGTCTTACTTGTTCATGCACGCGAACGGCACAGCTTTCGGCAGTGACAACATTGCCGAAATTACGGAACTTGCGGCATGGCAAGCAACGCAGAACATTTCTTTTAAGTTTTTGCTTGCCGTCGCGCCGAACGGCGCAAGTCCAATCGCGGCGTCTGTTGTGTCACCGCTTGTCATCGGCGTTGCCGGTGTCGAAATGACGATTGCACAGCTTGCGGCCGAGTTCCCGGAAATGGTGCCGGGCATGATCATGGCGGCAACCGATTACACGCGGGCGAATGCTTCTCAATCGTATATGTATCAGCAGGTTGCCGGGTTGACACCTTCGGTGACCAATGATGCAGACCGCACAACCTACAACGCTTTGCGCGTGAACTACTACGGGCAGACGCAGGACAACGGGCAGACGTTGGCGTTTTATCAGCAGGGTGTGACATGCGGGCCGTCCAGTTCGCCAACTGACATGAACGCTTATTCCAATGAAATTTGGCTGAAAGCGTTTGCCGGGTCTTCGTTTATTGCTTTCCTGCTGAATGTGCCGGAAGTTCCGACGAATGCGCAAGGGCGCGGCCTGCTGCTGGCGGTGCTGCGGCAGATTGTCATTGCGGCGGTGAATAACGGCACAATCAGCACCGGCAACACGTTTACGCAAGCGCAACAACTTGCTGTGACAACCATCACCGGGGCGCCGAACGCTTGGCAGCAAGTGCAAGCATCTGGTTACTGGTATGATGTTACGTTCAGCAGTAACGTTGTTGACGGCATCACCATTTGGCAAGCGAATTACATTCTTGTCTATGCCAAAAAGAATGACATTCGCAAGATCGTCGGCACGCACGCCTTGGTGTAATTCGCAACTTGTTTTAACCTGTAGGCATTTGCCTACAGGTTAAACGCCTGAAAGGTTAAAGAATATGGAAAATGTTTCTGGTTTTGGGCTTGTTGTGACGGTCACCGCAAGTAACACATTCCCAAACGGTTTCAATTTGACTGCGTTTGCCGATGACGCTGACGCATTGGATTTGCCGGAAATTAAGATTGGTGAAAGCGCCGTTGGTCTTAACGGCGATTTGATCACTTGGACGAAAGCGGTTGCAACTGAAGTCAAAATTGCTGTCATTGAAGGTTCTGACGATGACGTTAACCTTGGCATCATTTTTGACGCCAATCGGGTTGGCAAGGGCAAAACTTCCGCGCGCGACGTGATTGAAATTGTCGCGCTTTTTCCAAGCGGCGCGACAAATACTTTTGAAAGCGGCATCATGACGGCCGGGCAGCCCGGCCCGAGTGTGTCAAGCGCGGGGCGTTTGAAAACGAAGGTTTACACCTTCACGTTTGAAAGCACGTCACGCACGGAAGCGGCGAGCTAATGGCGCTTCTTGATCCGCAGGAAATCATCGTCAAAACCCTTCGCGGGGATGAGCGAAAATATGTGATTTCCCGTTTTCCGGCTATTCCAGGCCGGGAAATTGTTGCCGGTTATCCGCTGACTTCTGTGCCGAAAGTTGGGGATTACGCGGCCAATGAAGCCATAATGCTGAAGCTTATGTGTTTCGTCGGCGTGCCGATGCCAAACGGTGACGTGCTGGAATTGAAGACCCGCGCGTTGGTTGACAACCATGTCCCCGATTACGAAACGCTTGTGCGTATTGAAATCGAAATGATGAAATACAATACAAGTTTTTTCGGCAAAGGGGAAATCTCAACTTTCTTCGCAAATACCGTGCGGACTATGTTGGACAAGATTTCCCCAACGTTGACCCCCTTATTGGGGCAATTATCGGAAGCAATAAGGCAACGCTCCGCGAACTTAAAACAGAACTAACGCTAGAAGACGCCTTTGATATTTTTGAAGTTATTGCTGTCAATCGCTTCAATGAATGGTATGCGATGAAAAAGGCCGCGAAAGGCGTAAAATGAGCCTGCTTGACACATTCACAATCCTTTTTGAAAACAAAGGGGCTACTGAAACCAAGCGGGCACAAGACGAAGCGACAGCTTCGGCTGAAAAAACAGCAACGCAATTGGAAGCGACCGGCCGGGTTGGTGAACAGGCCGGGCACAGGATTGCAGAAACCAACAGCCGAGTTGCAGAAAGCTTTGACGTTATCAAAGAACACGCGGGGGAACTGACCGAAACCCTAATCGAACACGCTCTTGAAGTTGCCGCTGCATTCCAAGCTTTGTTTGCTGTTGAAAAGCTTGTTGACAATTTTTTTGAAACTGCGGAACAATCTGACAAGCTAGGCGAACGCGCGCGATCAATAGGGGTTGAAACGGAAGTTTTAGACGCCTGGGGCAACGCTGCAAAGCGTGTGGGCGGCAGTGCGGAAGCTTTTGGCGAAAGCATTTTAGGCGTCACCCGTCAGTTAACCCGGTTTGAAGAAACCGGGCAAAGCCGCATTCTTCCCTTTTTCACGGCTCTTGGCGTGAGTATGACGGATGCAAAGGGCAAAGCAAAAGACTTGTTTACGCTGCTGCCGGAACTGGCAAAGGCAACCGAAGGTAAAAGCAAGCAAGAAACCGCTGGCGCTTTGCGCGGTATTGGTTTTGACGAAGGCACAATTCGGCTGCTACAGCGCGGCGGCAAAGAACTAGATGAGTTGCTTGCGCGTCAAAAGAAACTCGGCCTTGTCACTGCCGAAGATGCGGAAGCGGCTGAAAAATTCAACATTGAATGGGATGACGTTAAGCAGCTTTTTCATACGCTGACGGTCGAACTTGACACGTATCTTTTGCCAATTCTTGAAAAATTCCTTGATGCGGTTGAAGAACTTGTTGAGTTTATAAGTGCGCACAAATATTTGATTGAGGGGTTTTTTGCCGCAATTGTCATCGGCGCGCTTGCAGCAATCGGCCCGGTGACGTTGCTTGGTTACGGCGTAAATTTGCTTATTGGTGCGTTTTTGATCCTGACTAGCCCCATAACCGCCGTGATTGCTGTCATACTGGCTTTGTCGGCCGTGTTTGCGCTTGTTTACGAAGACATTAAAAAATTTGAGGAAGGTAGCAATTCCGTCACTGGCGAAATTCTGAAACGCTGGCCGATTGTTGGCGAAGTTTTCAAAGAAGTAAAAACAATCATTGGTGATTTTTGGCAATTTTGCAAATCGTTTTTCAAGTTTCTTTCGGATGTTGTGCTTGATCCCATTAACGCTTTTCACACTTTGCGCGATGAGGTTGGGAAAGTTATTGATTTTCTTGAAAGAAAATTCGGCAGTTTGAAGGCTATTATTGATGGCGCCAAAAACATTGCCGGAACTATTTCTGACAAGCTTGGCGAGTTCGGCGGCGCGATTAAAGGGGAACTGCGGCACGCTGGCGCCATTATTGGCGGCCGAGAGCCGGGCTTTCTTTTCCCGCTGCATGGCCAGCAACCCGCGCCCGTGCCCGGCGGCATAGGCGGCGCTGTGCCCGATCTGCCCGCCGCGCAGGCCGCCATAGATGCCACGCACACCCCGCTTGCGTCACAGACGGCCGCCAGCCTTGCTGCCGCCGGTCAGGCGCCGGGGGTGGTTAATAATGTCAACGTGGCGGGTAGCACAATCAATGCCCAATCTAACGACCCTGGCGACATTGCCAAGGCGGTCGATCAGCACATGACAACGCACGTTGATACAGCTATAAATCATCTTGCAGACGGCGTTTCGCATTAGGGGCTTTAATGTCTGGCACACAATCGGTTGCTGACACTGTTGCAGTTTTTGATAACAGCTTCAATCAGCTTTTCGCGGCTGCGCGTCCGATCAATGCTGACGTAACCCCAACTGCAAAAGTCATGAAACATCCGCTTGAAAGCGGCGGGTCTATTGTTGATAACCGCATCATAGAGCCGCTGAAAATTGACGTCAATTTCGTTCTAACGCCGGAAACTTTTGTTGACACATATAACGAAATAAACCAAGTCTTTTTAGGTTCTGACACGGTTCAAGTGCAAACGAAAACCGGGCTTTACCCGAACATGCTCATTGCGTCAATGCCGCACAAAGAAGACGTGTCGCACTTTGACACAATAATGATAACGCTGAAATTCGAGGAAGCTAAATTCGTCAGCAGTTCGACCAGCGCATTGCCACCAAGCGCAACAACTTCAAACGGGGGCAATTTGAATGGTCAGACTGCAAGCGCGACGGAAACCAGCCAAGCGAACGATAAGGCAGCAAATAGCAGCACGGCCTATAGCATCGGCAAGTATTTTGGGGCTTTCAACTGATGCAAACCCTTGCAATTTCTGCTGTGCCGAACCAAACTTTTAGCACAACGCTTGATGATAACCGTTACGATTTCGGAATTTTTCAAGCCAACGGCGTTATGTGCTGCAACATTGCAGTTAATGAAGTGCAAATTTTGTCTGGCCAGCGCATAACTAACGGAACATTTTTGATACCGTTTTTAGATTTGCAAGGCCAAAATGGCAACTTTCTTCTTCTTACACAGAACGAAGCTTTGCCGGACTTCACGCAATTCGGATCGACACAAACGCTAATCTATATGTCATACGATGAGATTTTGGCGGCCGTCAATTCAATCCAGTTAAAGGCGCAGGTTGTGCCACCATACGCGGTTGCAGTATGAGCGGCGCCGTCACAAAAATCGACCCGCGCTTGCTAACTGCCGGTGTGCAAATTGGTAGCGAATTGGTCACGTTCGATCAAAATTTTGAAATAAAAGCAAGGGGCGTAAAATTCGCCAACGCTTTACAAAACGAATGTGATATTGAAATAGTCAACATGAACAAAGCGCACCGCGATTATCTGTTGACCGAAAGCAGCCCATTCAATTCAAATCGCACCCCGAAGCTGGTGACGCTAAGCGCGGGCCGAGTATCGACCGGCTTGTTTTCGGTTTACATTGGCGACGTGATGACGGTCACAATAACGCAACCGCCCGACATTGGTTTGAAGCTGAAATGTGGAACAAGTCACTTCAAAAAAGGTAGCGTTGGGCGCCGAAGCGGCGGCAAGGTTTCGACACTTTCCACAATAGCAACGGGAGTGGCGTCTAACCTCGGCCTTTCCCTGCGCAATGAGGCGCCGGAAGTGAACGTTTCCAACTATGCCCACAGTGGCAATGCTCTTGCCGAGGTTGATACGCTAGGCAAAGCTGGCAATTGTCAGTGCTATGTTGACGACCAGCACTTGATACTGAAAAAAGTCAACTCGCCTTTGAGCGGTTCTGTCTTAAACTTGTCTGAAAATACAGGCATGATCGGCATACCGGAATTGACCGAACAAGGTTTAAAGGTCAAATTTCTTTTTGATGGTAGCGTCAAGCTTGGCGGGGCTGTGAACGTCACAAGCAAGCTAAATCCTGCTGCCAACGGTTATTTTGTGATTTTCAAGCTTGGCTTTGATCTTACAAGCCGTGACGTGCCGTTTTACTATGAGGCGGAATGTCAGGCGGCAAACCTATGAGCGGCACGCAAACCCAACCCCCGCCCGATCCTACAGCCTTACCCGGCTATGACTTTGCCAATAAAGGCACACTTGTCGGCCTGTTGCAAGAATTGCGCAAGCAGATTAAAAAAGACATTGACGGGATGTTGCCCGCTAGCGTCATTGCTTACGATAGGGTTAGCAATTTGGCGACCGTGCAGCCGGATATTTACATGGTTACAACAGATGCGACACTTGTGGGCAGGGCACCCCTTGCTTCTGTGCCGGTTCTTGCATTGGGCGGCGGCGGCTTTCTTATCAGCTTTCCATTGGTGGCAGGTTCGCGCGGTTGGATTAAATCGAATGACCGCGATATTAGCTTGTATTTGCAAGCCGGTGCTGCTGCTGCACCAAATTCGCAACGCATGCACTCGTTTTCCGATGGTTTGTTTATCCCGGACGTGGTAAACGGTTTCACAATTGCCGGTGGCGATCTTAGTAAGATGGTCATTCAATCGCTTGATGGCTCAATCAAAATCACATTGTCGGAAACTGACGTTGATATTGTTGCAACCGAAAATGTGAACATCAATGCGGCAAACATAAATCTGACTGGCGCTTTGAATATTAACGGAACGCCATTCTTGAATTACAAGCCTGATGGTGTGCAAACTGGTGACGGCAAGGGAACGGGTCTAAGCGCAACATGACCAATTTAACGATAGCGGCGCCGGGCAATCGCATTACGCTAAATAGTCTTGGCAGCATAGTTCTGTTGACTGGCGAAGCCGCGCTTTCGCAATCCTGCTTGCAATACATGCAAGGCTTGCTTGGCGAAATGCTGTTTCAGCCGAACGATGGTTTGCCGTATTTTCAAGACATTTGGTTAAGTCAGAATTTTGCAAAATGGGAAGCGGCGGCAAGAGCAACGCTAATGTCTGTTGCTGGTGTTACTCGTATCATATCCCTAACCTATTCTGTGACCGCTGACGTTTTTTCTTATGTGGCAATAATTCAAACGATATATAGCCCAACGCTAACCGTGACTGACACCGTAACCCAAGGTGCAATATGAGCGATACGCTTTATGACTATGTTGACACAAGCGGGGTTGTTGTGCCCGACACGTCAACACTATTGGCCGAAGTGCAAAGCGAATGGGTTGGCGCGTTCGGTTCTGATTTGGATTTGGACGCCAGAACGCCGCAAGGCGTGATGATCGCGGCAGAAACAGAAGCCCGGTCAAACGTTATTCAAAACAACGCGACGGTTGCAAATCAGATAAACCCAAATCAAGCTGAAGGTGTTTTGCTTGAGGCAGTTTGCGCTTTGACTGGATTAACCAGAGAAGGCAACACCTTTACTAAGGTTGGTGGCGTCCTGTTGACTGGTCAGCAAGGGTCACCGATCCCGGCCGGTGCCATCGCCAAAACAACGGCCGGTGACCAATTTGCGCTTGACGCGGCTGTGACGCTAGACCCGGTGACCGGACAGGCCACGGGAAGCTTTACCGCCCTGATCGCTGGCCCTGTGCCTTGCGGTGCCGGGTCTGCCGGGCTGACGGGGCTGGTTACTGGCGTCCTGGGTTGGGAAACCGTCAGCAACGCCACGGCGGGCACGCTTGGCACGGTGTCACAATCCGACGAAGCATTGCGCGCGCTGCGGCGCAACACGCTCTTTTTGCAAGGGGTGTCTTTGATCGGCGCAACGCTTTCGGCAATCAACGCAATTAGCGGCGTCATTGGTTCGCAAGGTTTGGAAAATTTAAGTTGGGAAGAACAAACGATAAGCGGGATTGTAATGTCGTCCAAATCAATTTGGGTATGCGTTGACGGCGGCGCACCGGCAGACATTGCAACAGCGTTGCTTATCAACAAAAGCATGGGCGCCGGTTGGAACGGCGCACAAACCCTAAGCGTGATCGAACCGGCGAGCGGGCAGCCGTATTTGACGCAATGGGATGTGCCAACGCTTGTGCCAATTTTCGTGCAAATGACCGTGCGACAAGGCACGTTTGTTGGCGACCCTACGCAAGACGTTATCAACGCGGTTCTGGCGTTTGCAGCAAATTCAATCGAGGGGCTGCAAGGTTTTTCCGTTGGCGAAAACGCATCGCCGTTTGAAATTAGCGGGGCTGTTATTCAACAGTGCCAAGGTCTATACGTCAAACTTGTGCAAATTGCGCTTGTGTCCGGCGGTTCACTTGCACCGGCAGAATTGCCAATGGCAATAAATCAAAAAGCAACTGTTATCGAAACAAACATTTCCGTCATTCTGGTGACGTGATATGGGAACAATCCGCGAGTTCAATTTTTCGGTCAATTTGCTGCAATTCATCCTATGGGAGTGGGACGAGAGCACAGAACTTGTAAGTCTAATTCAGGCAAAACAAAACTGGTATAACTTGAACCAAACGCAGTTTTGGGAAAATTGGATCACTGACATTTTCGATTTGCGCACAGCAAACGAATTTGGTTGCGTGATTTGGGCGATCATTCTTGGCATTCCGCTAACTTACATTTTGCCAGCAAGCGCGGCAACAAACCCGTTCGGCTTCGGCCCTGACGGCGAAGACACAGACGCGAACGGTAATGAAAACTTTTTCAATTCAACATTTGCGTCAAATCAGACAGAACAGTTTGTGTTGACTTTGCCACAAAAGCGATTGATTTTGCAACTGCGCTATCGCCAGCTTGTTGCGCGCGGAACAGTGCCAGAAACAAACAAAATTTTGAAAGATTTGCTTGTTCCGAATTACGGCCCGATGTATGTAATAGACGGGTTGGATATGTCAATGCGCGTTGTGTGTGTCAACGGCATTCCTGCGTTTCTAAGCTTTCTTTTTTCGCAATTTGACTTGATACCGCGTCCTGCAACGGTCGATTTGATAGTTGTTGATGCAACTTACCCGGTCTTTGGCTTTGGCCCTGATGGTCAAAACACTGCCGCAAACAATAATCAAAACTTCTTCAACTCGGCTTTCACGCCAAACGGGTGATGTGCCCACACAAAAGGAACTTGTAAAATGGCTGTAACGAAATACTTTCTTTTTCCTTGGGCTGTCAACGGTGATCTGCAAACCGGCGGCATACCCAATCCGTTGAACACAAGCGGTTACGTGAGTTATCAGCAGGGCTTCACTTTCGACTATCAGCGCAATCTGTCAACAGACGCGCAAGCGAAGTCAATACAACGCACAACAATTAACAGCGTCTTAAATGACGTTACTGTTGCAATGCAACAATTGCAACAGTCCGGCGCGCCCGATTGGATCAGCGCGACGGCGAACGGGGGCACAGCGTTCGCCTATGACCAGGGTGCCCTGGTTCGCTACAGCAGCGGCGGGGTGGCGCCGTTTGCGATCTATGCCAATCTTGTGCAGGGTAACACCGCCACGCCCGGCGCCGATGCGTCTTGGCAAAATATGAGCAAAGTGTGGGCAAGCAGCACACCAATCCGGCCGATTATCGGGGGGGATGTTTTTGATGCGCCGCTCGCAAGCAGCACGGTTTACACGTCAACCCTGACTTTCACCGCCCCGTGCGACGGCTGGATTGACGTGCAATCGTTCGCGTTCATTCCGGGCGTGACGGACGCATTTTTCGGCATGTCTTACACAACTGAAAATGTGTCAAGCGTTGTTAACAATAGCGACAACCTGACACAGCAGTTCATCGGCAACGGGGTGCTAACTGGGCTTGTGTCGGCCGGTGCGGCCGTCACGGTCAATTTGCTCATCACCACACAAGCGGCGGCAATCAACCCGGCTTATTACATTGGTTGCAACCAGCTTTTGCGGTTCACACCGGCGCGCGGGGTTGACGGGTTGTAACTGCCGGCAGATCGAGCCGGCGAGCGCGCAAAGCGTTCGGCAATTCAAAACCGGGGAATAAAAAAGGGCGCCTAACTGGCGCCCTTTTTTATTGTTCTTGATCGTTAAGGTTTTTTATTGCTAACCGCATCCAATGCACGGCTTCCGAATGAGTTACAAAATATGAAATAGGGTGATCTTGCGGCCGAAATAGTGACCGCATCAAATCCCTAAAGCACACAGCAACACGTTCTTCCGGTGTCAAATCACGGTTCCATGCCGTGCGGCAATTGAATGCGCCATAGGGTAAATTTTTCAAAGTATTGCGTGATGACATTTGCTTTACTCCGGTTTTTTGTTATCCGTTAGATGGGGCGCATGCGGTTGCCGGGCGAAATTACGGCGCGGTTCCACGCAACGCGCGCGTTCTCAGGTTCATCCTCCGCCCACATTTCCCAAGTCACACTCTCGGCCGAAATGCGATAGACGTTCAGGATTTCTTGCAAGCTCATGTTGTCCCAAAGCGCTTCCGTCTGGCTGTCACACCAATGCATTAGCGATTGGGTTTCTTCGCGTGTCAAATCGGCGGCCAACCTTGCTTTAACAAAACACAACGCAAGCGCCTTGGGTTTGACGCAAATTGATTTTATCATTTTCTTCACTCCGGTTTGTGTTTCGGTAAGAGCAACTTAGCAAGGTTGAGCAAGCTTGTCAACAAGCAACTTTGCAACATGGACAATTTGTAATGTGTTCACGTTTTGTTCTTTCTGCCGGGCAAAAAGAAACCCCCAGCGCCCATGCACGCTGGGGGTTTCACTAGGCACCGGAAGCCGCTAGACGCCTGACCGGCGGGGGGCAAGTCAGGCGCCCGGCTGGCGGGCCGTAACGGTCATTCAGGCGCCGCTTCCTGTTTGACCGCACCGTTATCTATACGAATGACGCGCGCCCCTGCAACGTCAAATTCGTGATCTTCACCGGCTGCCATGGCAATGATCTTGAAGAACCGCCCTTCGTCCTTGTATTTTTTATTGGCCTTGGTGACGTAACTGGCAAGCGACAGTGCCGGTGTCGGAAAGCTGGGGGTTGCCTTCACGAAAAAACTGTCATAGCCGGTTGCGTCCGGCGCAGCCAAAGAACCAAAGGGGTATTTTTCGCGCTTTTGGCCAGGGTTGACGTTGCCAATATTGGCGGGCAGCTTCATCCGCTTGCCGCTATGTGCAACAATAACCTCGCGCTGCACACGCTGCACACGCGGCTTGCGCGTGGCCGCAGGGGCGGCCGTGGTGGCGGCGGCAATCGGTTCGGTGCCGGTGGTCGGATCGGCGGCCGGGGCTGCTGGCGCTTCGCTGGCGGCCGGGGCTGCTGGCGCTTCGCTGGCGGCCGGTGCCTGGGGCTGCGGCTGCGGCAACAGTTCGCCGCCCTTCGCGGTCACCGCGTAAAAGATGCGGGCCGGGTCGGTCGGATCAACATTGCTGGGGGTTGGCGCAATGTAGCCGTCGCGCTCCAACTGCTTGACAAGCGGCGCTTTCGGGTTCGCAAACGCGGTGGCGCCCCCGGCGGCAATGTTGGTTAGCAAAGTCATAAGGTTAGCGGCAAGTGCGGTCATAGTGTTCCCTCTCGGTCGGTTGAAAAATTTCAACCCAAGCAACTTGGCCTAACGCTAGAGGAATGTCAACTGTGAATTTCGGCGCTTCATGGCCCCCAAGTTTTCCAACATAGACAGTGCAGTTTCCTCGTATTTAGCAAAGTCAACATCTGCCGGGAAGGTCTGCGGCAAGATCATTAAAGGGCGTCCGCCATCGGACATGCCAACCTTGTTGCCGTTTTTACAATAAGCAATGCAGCCGGTGACACCCTTTGCGTAATACCATCGCACAATCTTGCCCAAATACCGGCCATCCTTTTGTGCGCCCCCCGTGACCCGCTGCACTTTCAAAAAGCGCGTAATGTCTTTAGAGTTGCTAATTGTGTCAAGCAACGGAGTTCCTTTAGTCAAGAACGCAATAACGGCGTCTAAGCAAATAAACACGTCTGGGTTTTTCGACAACGGACTGTTTAAAGCAGAACCAACAAAAGCATAGTCCCCTTTCTGTTTCACCTTGCCGTCAACAGTTACAGCAATATAGTTGTTGACATCCCTAGAATACAACCCTTTATATTCTATTTCTTCCGTTTCCAGTTGCGTCAATACTTCCCAATTTTTCCAGATTGCGACAAATTCGCTGTAACGCTCTAGCCTGACCAAGCAAACAACCCCGTCCGTATTTGCCGACACTACATTAAACCCGTGCAAAGTCAAAATTTCAATAATCATTAACAAGGACAGTTGGCCGGTTAACGTGGTTTGCACCATCATTTTGGGGCTGTATAGTGTAGAATAAGGATCAGAAAGCTTGCCGAATGTGCCGTTACTTGCGATTTTCAAGCTGTCTGCTGTGACTTTATTGCCGGATTTCTTCGCGGAATAGCGTCTGTCAACAATGTTTTGCAAGGCTATCAAAAACGTTTCGCCCAAATGTTCTGGCGAAAAACCGTTTTTCAAAATCAAATTTGGATAATAGCCGGTCACGTCTCGGTCAAGTATGCGAAATTCACCGCATGTCAGCGTTTGCGATTTTTCTTGGCTGTGCAAGCCGCCCATGCCGATTGCAAAACGTCTGCCGCCTATAACGAAGCATTGGCCTTCAATTGTTTTCGGGCAAATTACGTGGCCACTATTTCCGATTTCAATTTCTGCCGCGCAAATTTCCGCAAGTTTTGCGTTAAATTCAGGATCGACAAAACGGATGTAAGCCGGTGCGTCATAGGTGAAAGTTGAGCCAACATATTCAGTAAAATCAACACGCTTAGGCTCTTTGCCTGTGATGCGCTTGATTTCTAAATTTATAATTTCTTGCGCTAATTGGGCGTCTGACCGGCTACGCAAGTCTTTGCCGAACTCTTGCCCAAGCGCGGCGCGCAATTCCAAATGCGGCGACAACTCGTTAAGAAGCAATTCGGTGTTGTCAAGATCATTAAAGCAGTATTGCCGCGTGACAGCTATTTGTTCCAAGTCCAGCACCGCAGCCGGATCAAAAGGAAGGTCTTGTAAATGTGGGCAATTAAGGCGTGCAGCATAATTTTTCAGACTGCCGGTCAGGGGCGCGACTTCAATCAAATCGACCGAATTGCCTTGATGCAGCCATAGCCCGTTTTGCTTCATTAGTTCGCGCGGTCTAACCCCTTGCTCAATTAAAGCAACGGTTGCGTCTTTCAATTCTTTTATGCCAAAACGCTGACTTAATGCCAGTGACAGCAGCACGTTGTCGAAATTGTGCCAATTAAAACCGACAATGCAAAAGCGGTCAAGCATAAATTGCAACCATTCCGATTGCACACGTTCGCCATTTTTGCTTTCAAAATAAGCAATTTTTCCTGTTGCAACGTGCTTGAACGCGGCAAGCCAATAGTTAGAATAGCTTTCCGTATCACCGACAAAAATTTCATTGTGCGGCAAAGCCAACAATTCTTCTTCGGTGAAAAATTGCCGCATTTGCATTAGTGTTTCCCAATGATCAAGCCGCGCAGGTTTTTGCTGGTAAATGCCCATGGACTGCCCACAGGAGCTATAAAGATTTGCTCCGCGAACGGCAAGATGATACGCCAATAAGCCGCAGAAAATTTGTGACCGTTTGGCAGGCCGGGAACTTTGTAAGAGGCTGCCGCGTGGTTTAGATCGGTATGGGTGGCCAGCATATCCGGCCGAAACACAATCAAATCATTTTCAATGAATTTTTCTAAAGCTTTCAACCCGTCAGCAAACCCTTTCCACAACGGCACGGGCGCAACGGAAGGTGTGCTTTTGAAAAACATCCCGTCTGTGTCTGGCCATGGGGTGACGTTCAAGCGGGTCTTGATAAAGCTTTCGTCATCAAAAAAAATGGTCAAGCTGTTTTCGGAAAAACCGAAGCTTACAACTGGTTTTTTCAGCTTGATCACGCAGTCAACGGCCTTTTTTGGCATAGCCTGACCGCCCGGCATTCCAAAGCCGTGCCAGTATTCAATTGCCAGCCCGCCATTGGTGGCGACTATTGTTTGATCTTTGAACAAAACCGATTGGTCAAAGGCGCGATCCCCCTTGCCGACACATAGCCTTGCGCAGATTTCTAAGCCATCCGTGACGGGTTTGCCGAGTGCGCCAACGGGCGCGTCTGGCAGGATTGGTTGCACGGTATCGGATGGCAAGACTGGCACAATGGCGCGGAAACTGCCCGATTTTACAGACAATTCTTGCGGGCTGATTTGCACCATTTGAAAGTTTGCAGTGCATTGATTTAGTGCGGCAAGAAGCTTTTCACCGTGCAGGCATAAATCAAGATCGGTCACCGTCTTAATGCCAAGCGCGAAAGTGTCATTTTGCGCGGTAACAATTCCGTTTGAAATCGTAACAAATGCCGAAAGCCCGGAAACGTCTGTTTTTTCAATGGCGGCGGCAGCAAATTTCAAGGCGTCAATTAGACGCAAGCGTTCATCGTTTGCCGCCGTGTCTTTTGCTGCCGCGCGTGCCATTTAGTATTTCTTGCCGTGTTCGCCAAGCCGGTGCGCGCGAGTATGATCAATGCGTGTGTAATTGAACTGCATTTTTTCATACCATGCTTGGGGCAGTTCCAAACCCAAACCGCCCGCCAAGTCCATAATTCTAATTATGGCATCGGCCAATTCTACCGTGATCATAGGAAAGCGCGGCAGTTTATCGTCTTGCAAGTTTTTGCGGTGGCCTTCCATGCCTTCGGCAACTTCGCTGACGATGAGCATAAGCAACTCGCCAACATTGCGCTTTATCGGTTCGCCCGTTTCCAGGCTTATCCACCATTTATGATTGCGCTTGTGAACAACTTTGATTGCGTCATCAAGCGCGGTCATAAACCGCAACATGGTGTCTTTGTCTGCGTTTTCTTCCTGTGTTGCCTTTTCGGCTTCATGTATCTTGTCCATAGTGTTACTTCCTTTCAAAACGGGATTTTTTCGTCGTAGTCCGGGCACAGTCTTTGCGCAGCACAAGCAAGCGCAAGCGGCGGCTTGGCTTTCCACTTTCCACATTGATCGTTAGCGGCGTCAAAATGCTCGCAATCTATGCAAGTTCCATGCGCCCATTTTGGCGCTGGTTCTGGTGGCCGCTTGTAGAAGGTTGTTGGTGCCATTTGTTTGCCCTTTAGCTGTAGGGAACTTCTTCGCTGGCGTCCGGCAAGAAATCGGGGCACATGGCTTGCGCGTTCGCAATGACCTTCATGGGCGGCGCCATGCTGAACTTGTCGCACAACCCGGTTGCCAAATTGCCGTGCTGACAATCGGCGCACGTCATGCGCACGGGCGCGGCCGGTTCCGGTTCGCGTTCAAGCAGCGTCTCGAAAAGCCCGTCAAGTTCTTTCGACAGTTCCGCCATTGCGGCGTTAATCCGATCTGACACCCATTGCCGGGCCGTTTCCGCGTCCTGCGCCATCACGGCGGCCGGGGGCGCGTGTGTTGGCGCGGCCGTGCTGCCGGGCGGCAGATAGTGGTTTGCGGGGGGCTGCGATGGCGCCGCGCCTTGAGCGGCCTGTGGCGCCGGATGTTCAACAGGCGCCATCATAGCACCCTTGGCGCCGGACTTCGGCGGCCGTCCTGGCTTTGGCGCGGCGGCTGCAACTTCGGGGGGAACACGGGTCATTTGGTCACTTCCTTTTTGATCGACAAGATTGCGGTAAATTTTTGTCCAACCAATAGGGCATAAAATCCGATTGGTTTCGCCTTGCACCGTTATGGTATAAGTGTCTTTGCTTATTACTGGCAGCTTCATCAAAACGCGGTCAACTTCAACTTCAACAAGCTGACCGATTAAAATGCTATTGACAGCCTCAATTCCTAACGCGGTGTTGAAGCTGCATTCATTAGTATTCATATTTCAAAATTTCTGGATATTTCTTATTTGTCCATACTTCAATATATTTCGGCATGACCAATCTGTCAACGTATTGCATCGCCTCATTGACTGATGATGGTATGAACCCCTCCGCCGGAAAGCGTTGACGCCACCAATCGCGCCACTTTTTTAGAGCAAATGGTTGCGGGCTTTCAACTGTAACAAATTCGACAAATCTTTGCAAGCCGCATTGATAGGTTGCTTTCATAACCGGCCTATCGTGCGGCCCGGCATCGCGTTTCAAGTGCTGTGTATAATATACGTGATTGACAGCGAAGCGTTCAACAAGTGGCAAATCACTGCGCACAAGGGGCGCGTCACCGGCCTTTTCTGTGTAGCCGATCCTGAATTGAAAAGGTTCGCCGCAGCCAATGCACATGGCCGCGCTGGCGTAGTTATACGTGCCACAAGCCGGGCAAATTTTCACAGGCGCGTCACCGCCGCCTTTGACCCGCTGTTTGGGTATATAAGGATCGTCAATGGTGCCTAGCCGCTGTGCGTTGCGGCCGTGATCCGTCACAAGGCAATTCGATTTGCGCCAGCCATTAAATTCAAACGGCCGGGTGCCGCGCCCAAGCATTTGCACCCATAGGCCAACTGACATTGTTGGACGCAACATAATAATGTGATCAATTGCCGGATAATCAAGGCCGGTTGTCGCAATACCGTTGTTTGTCAACGTGTCAATTTCGCCGTTTAGATATTGCGCAATGATTTCGTCGCGCTGACCTTCCGGCATTTTGGAATGCACAGACTTCGCTTTAAGCCCAAGCGCGCGCAGCATATCGGCTGCAAGGTCTGCGTGTTCAACGCCAGTGCAGAACACAAGCCGCGTTGTTCGATCCTGGCCCTTATGCAAGCTTTCTTGCAATGCTGCCCATGTCACGCGCTGGTCAGCCGTGACTTCGTTTAACTGACCCTTTGCATATTCCCCTTGTGACATTTTGACGCCGGACGTGTCATAGGCAATATCGGTTTGTTTTGCAATTGGCGGAACAAGATAGTTCTCGCTAAACAGGCGCGCAAAGCCGCGTATGTTGCAAATGTTGTAAATTATATCTGTGAAAATCGGGCCGTTTGTCAGCAACCCCATACCAGTGCGCCAGCACGTTGCCGACAAGCCAATCACTTTTAATTTTGGATTGACGGATTGCAACTGCGCGATGATTTTCAAATATTCTGCGTCAACGTTGTCGCCAATCAAATGCGCTTCGTCAACTAGCAGCAAGTCAATATGACCAAATGCGCCGATGACATTTGCAACGGAAGATACAGAACCAAAAGTAATTGGGAAATTAAAATCACGCCGCTTCAACCCGGCCGAGTATATCCCGGCCGGTGCATCTGGCCACGCGCGCAGCATTTGTTTGTAATTTTGCGCAACAAGCTCTTTTACATGCGTCAACACCATCATACGGGTGTAAGGATACCACTGCAAAACCTTCGCGCAAAATTGCGCGATCACAACACCTTTGCCGCTTCCTGTGGGCAAGGCAATTAAAGGGTGCCCGCTCTTTTCATAAAAGTATGCAAATAAAGCGTTTTGCGCTTCGTCTTGATACCAACGGTTCTGATGCGCGGCTGTGTTCATTTGCCAAATTCTGCCCACATGGGGCAACCTTTTGGAATTTCGGATTTTGGAATATCTTTGCCGAATTTTGCGCAGTGCCAATCCTGACCGGCCACTGGCCGCGAATGCGCACAACTGCGGCAATTTTTTTCTGCCGGTTGGCCGTTGTGACAAATCGGCACCATGGGGCAAAACTCGCAATCTCTATGCGCGGCGCTTCCTGCCACCCGGCCGGGCAGCACTGTTGCAAAAACAATTTCTTGCGCTTTGCGGGAAAGGCTTTCGCCGTGTGCAAAATCAAGCTCAACAATTTCAATATAAATGTCATCGTCATTTTTGTTCACGGCAAAATAAAGACCATATTGGATTGAGTGATACCACCCATATTCCGACATTTGACTAAAATGTTTTGGCTTAGCTAATTGCACCTTGTTGGCTAAAAGGTTGCGAAAAGATTTCCAGTTGTGCGTTTTTATTTCAAGCACAAGCGGCATATCAAGTGCCATTTCTGGCGGCAACAGTGCTACACCGTCAAGCGATCCGCCGTGATGCTGGTCTTGAAATATGCGAATTTGCTTACCGTCTGGCGTGTGACTGTGAACAGTCAGGCCGGCCGCGCGCAACCATTCAATTATGCGGTCTTCTTCGCGGTGGCCGCGATTGAACAATCGCAGCATGCGGCCGTCAAAAACTTCGCGCCCCATCCAGCGAAAGGAATAGACAAGCCGCCGCTTGCACTTCTCGCCAATTTCAGAAGCGCCAAGGTGCGAACGTGGCCCTTCTGAATACAGCTTGACACAAGCGGCGTTAATCCGCTCTTTCAGCGTTTCCGCCATGGCAGTTCGCTGCAAGCCGGTCAATCTGACTTGCATTTAAGTCTTGTCTTCCAATTCGGGAAAAAGTGTTGTTCCTTTCCGCCATGTGCCATCGTTATTTGCGCGCCAAGCTCGCATTTTTGACGCAAGTGCATACGCTTCGCCAACTTGCGCCTTGTCGCTTTCTGGCCTGTTGCCCTGGCCGATTTCAGTTGCACGCCGATGTGCCCAACTTTCAACAAGCGACGGCGCTGATGGATCGCGGGCAAGCAAGACAAACATCGGTTCATCCGGCATGGCGCGCGAAAAACAACCGCTCGCAAGTTCTTCGTTTTTTGTCGCCACGTTTGATCCTCCAAAAAGTTGCCGCCGATCAAAAGACCGGCGGCAGATTGCATTTTACCGTGCCCAACCGGGCGCGGCGCCTTGTGGCGGCTGTGCCCAACCGGGCGCGGCCGGTTGGGCCGGGGGCTGCTGTTGGGCTGGCGTGGCCTGCTGCTGGCCGCCCCACGCGGGCTGTGCGGCCAGTTGCGCTTGCGGCTGTGCGGGACCGCCCCATGCGGGTTGCGCGGCCTGCTGCGGCTGCTGTGCGCCACCCCAAGCCGGTGCGGGCTGCTGCGCCGGGGGCTGCTGTTGGGCTGGCGTGGCCTGCTGCTGGCCGCCCCACGCGGGCTGTGGCTGGGGTGCGGCGTTGGCCTGACCACGCACGGCGGGGTTGCCGTTCCGATCCAACACGGCCGAGATTTGGGTATATTTTTCGTTACCCGGCTGCGTTTCCACAACAATCATGAAGGGAATGCCGAAAAATTCCTGGCCGTGCTGGCCGTTGCCGTGCGGCGGCGGTTGGGCAACAAGGTCCAAGATGCCGGTGCAATGGCAAATGGCAGAAAGCTGTTTGCCCGCGATTTCGGCCGCCTGGGTTGATGAGTTCCACAAGTTCAAGCGATAGGGGCCGACAAAACCCTTGTGCGGGCCGTCAATAATTTCAAGCTGGAACACCAGCATCCCGCCGCTGTTGTCTTTTGTCGGCGTGACCGCGCTGCTTTTGGCAATAACCAAATGTCGCCCAAGCGGGAACGATTGGCCCAATCCCGCCGGGTCAACGTTCGCTGCGTTAAACCATCCCATTTTATTACACTCCGTTGATTTTGCGAATGATATGGGAAATGTCGGCTGGTTCCCATAAATCCAGCATGCTTGAACGGTCCCGCGTGTAGCGTGTGTGACCGTTTTCCTTGCATCTTAGTGCGGAATAGTCGGCGCCGGGGGTGGCGCCTTCATGCCGCGAAACGTAAAACACTTCGTCAAAAAGGTAAGGTTGCGCAGGACCAAGCTTAGGAACTGCGCAAAACGGTTCGACCCTTTTAACAAGTGTTGGCTGATTGGTTTCCCCTGGTTTCCAAGTTCCAACCGGCGCCGGAATTTCTTCAGTAACTTCTAACGCCTTGCACGTCATCACTAAATGTTTGGGAATGGAAAGAAAAGCGTTTATTACTTCCATTGTGTCATCGTATGTTGCTGGCGAGTATAAACGCCTATCCCGCAAACGTTTGGCGTTTGCTGTTAAAATGCTTTCCGAAAGGCTGCTGCTGCTGTCAAAAAAGAAAAGGTTGAATTTGGAAGCTTCGCGGCTACCCTTGGCCCAATTGATAACTTCCATTGCTTCTTTCTGCGTCTGCGCGATCACATAGGGCAACCGCGCGCGACGAAGCGAAAGCGTGCCGGGTTCCGTTGCAATTAGCAGCGTGTCGGGATACGTCGCCGCAAGCGGCGTTTTGCCAGCACCAGCAAGACCGTAAATGAACATTTTGACAAGTCCAGTTGCGGAATTGCCGGTGTTGTAAATCTGCATTTTATTTACCGGACGCCTTCAGCGCGGCCTGAATTGCCGTGAACTCTTGGTGAATGAGCGCAAATGTTGTGCTGCTGTTTGCAACGTGCGCCGAAACGATTGTGTGCAACTGTTCGATTTTCGCGGCCAGTGTTTCAAGCGTCACCGCTGGCGCGACAAATTCCGGCGCTGGTGCGGCTGGCGCCTTGACGCTTGCTTTGCTGGACACTTGCGCCGCTTGTTCAAACGGTTGTTCAACTTTCACCGGCGCTGGCACATAGCCGGTTGGCGCGTCAGCTGCGGGCGTTCCTGCGGGCGCCTCAACCAGCGATGGGGTGGCCGGGTGCGGCGCCTGACCCTGGCCGGTTTGGAAAGGTGCCGCCGTTTTGCCAATTTCAAAAGGGTTATTCATCGTCTTCATCCCTTGCGTTTTCGGGTTTCAATGTGGGCATGCCGGGCCGGATTGAAACAAATCCGACAAGCATTTGACGGGCCGCGTCTGGCAATGCCAAAAACGCGGCTTCGCTTACCTGGGGTTTCCAGGTAACTACGGCGAACGGATCGACTTCGGGAAACAAATCGCCCATTTGTTCAAGACGTTCGATTAAAACGTCTTGGTCGACCGTTGCTGGTATAGAATAAGCCAATTTTACGTTTGCAATTATCCCGTGCGACACGTTGCGGCCGGGCTTAGGTTCGGGAAACAACTCGGCAAAAAGCAATAAACGCAACTCTTTTTCGTCGCGTTTCGCTAGCTGCATACGTTCGCCTGCCAACTCCCAAAGGCGCCGCATGACGTTTATCTTGTATTTACTCGCCATGCACGCCCCCGGATCAGACAGCGCGCATCCTAGCTGCGCGGCGCTTTGGCTGTCAACTGGTTTCCTTAGTCGGCTAGGGGTTGCGCTTTGACTACCTAAGTAGTATTACCCATACCCTAAGCTGGGGACGTTTTCAATGAGTGGTGATCTTTTGCTAGAGCGGACACTAAATCTAGTGGTCAACCGCCCCCGCGCCATGACCTACCTAGTGTTGGCCGACATGGTTAACAGCGTTCTGCCGGACGGCGAGAGCATCACCCCCGGATGGTTGGAACAATTCGCAACCCGGCGCATTCGGCGCCCTGACGTTACTAAAGTGCAGCGAATTTATGAAGCATTGAACGGCGCGGCGCTGTTTCAGTAGCATTCGGCTGCGCGTAGGGGTTGTGTCTGGTGCTGTTTCATCAAATTCCGCTAGAAATGCAACAGCTTCGGCAATGGATTTGCTGGCGCGAGGTTGAATTAAAAGAAGTTGACAAAGACGGCGCCGAAGTAATTAGAAAGACCAAGCAGCCTTTGCGGCCGATTGACGGGCGCCTCGCCAGCGTGACAAATCCGCTTGATTGGGCAGATTTTGCAACCGCTTGCATGTCGGCTGTTAATTGTCACGGCGTTGGGTTTGTCTTCACTGCGTCCGATCCTTATACCGGGATTGATCTTGACAACAAGGCAAACGATCCGACCATTGCAAAGCAAAATCAAGAAATCATTGCTTATCTTGACACTTACACCGAAGCTTCGCCGTCCGGTGTCGGATTTCATGCAATAACAAAAGCGGTTTTGCTAGGCAAAGGACACAGGCGCAACAGCGTTGAAATTTATGACCGCGAAAGATATTTCACGTTCACTGGCAACCGCGTTGGCCCGCACGATGCGCCACAAGAGCGGCAAGCACAAACAGCGAAAGTTTATTCTTTTGTGTCGCCGCCGGTCGAAACGCCAATGTTCAAACCCATTGGTGAACCGCAAACGCTATCTGACTACGATGTGCTTGAACGCGCCAGACTAGCAAGCAATGGCGATAAATTCAATCGTTTGTGGTCTGGCGACTGGCAAACAGATTACGGCGGCAAATCGCAATCTGAAGCTGACTTTGCAATCATCAACATTATTAGTTTTTATTCCCGCAACTATGACCAGACGGTTAGGCTTTTTCGGCAATCCGGTTTAGGTAAGCGTGAAAAGGCACGGCGCGGCCCTTATGTCAGTTCCATGGTCAAACGGTCATTTGACCGCATGCCGCCAGCGATCCCGATTGCCCACATTGGTCCCGATCCATGGTTTAACGCCCGCGATTGGGAGCCGTGGCAGGGCAAGCCCGGCGCCGTGATCTTGTTCGCGCCCTATGTGCCGCCGGTCTTCACGGCGCCAGCGGAAGCCGATTTACCGCCGCCCATGGTCAATATACGTGACTTGCCGCCGATCCCTGGCCTTGTTGGCGATCTAATGCGGTTCACGTATAGCGCGGCGGTTTATCCGGTGGCGGAGGTTGCTATAGCGGCCGCGCTGTCTATGGCGTCAACCCTATTCAGTCGGACGCATCGGTTCGGCAGCAACGGCCTTGCGCTGTGGTTGCTTGTCCTGGCCAAAACGTCAACCGGTAAATCGTTCGGCTTTGATGCACAAAACAATATACGCAATGAATTGCTTCGTATTTTCGACAACCCGCAAGGCGGCCCGCAATACAAGCAGCGCACGGAATTTTTGACAAATTTGTTCATGCAAGAGTTTGGCAGTGCGCCGGGTCTGGCGCAACACATGCTTGAAAACCCTTCAACACTTTTTCAAGCGGATGAATTTGTCAAAGACATTAAGCGTATGTCAAGCCCATATGCTAATGGCAATGATCAAAGTTTATACAAGGGGTTGCTGAAGCTGACAGACGCCGCTAAGCCGGGAAATACTTATATCGAAACGGCATATAGCAAACGCGGGCAACAAGGGCAACAGCGCGAATTGCGGAAAGTGCATAGTGCGTGTTTGACGGTGTTTGCAACAGGAACACCGGCCGAGTTTTACGACAACTTGACTGCTGGCGTTTTGAACGAGGGGTTGATACCGCGCTTCCTGATCCTAGATTATACTGGTTATATGCCAGAGGAAAA